CCGTGGATCGCGTGAACTTCGGTGATCTCCGTGAGTTCTGGCGTGAGTTCCGTCCTCACATTCGCGGAGGTCAATGTTGAACGGCTTGAAATTGTCGCATCAATGTTGGTTTTAAGAAGTGTTCCGATTGTGCTGCTTGAGGTGATTGCTGAAAGCAAATGATCCCACACACTCGCAGGCGTGAGCGCAGCCGTTCCGGTTGTGTTATCCACAGGCACGCCGAATGCCACGCTGGAAGCCGATGGGATGTAGGCAACGCCCGTCAAGGCTCCGCTTGCATAGACGGTTCCGAAGCGCACGTCTGTGATGGCGGCTTGGCCGAGAGAGTTGTCGGCGGTGAACATATCGAGGTAAGTGCTCGATCCGTTCAATGAATATCGAGTTTTTGCGGCTGTTGGCGATGTGTTTAAAAAATACTTGATAGCATAAATTGCAGAAACTCCATTTGCCGCTGAAATAAAAGACCCTGAGAGTCGATTCACTGAGCTTATATTTGCAGAGGTAAATCCATTTGATCCGTTTGTTCCTGTAATATCTCCGATAACCGTAAATGTTCCGGTAGAGCTATTGTTTGCGCCCGCAGACGTGCTTCCCCCCGTAACGCTTCCGGTCATTGTAACTGACCCTATACCCGAATTTGTAAGAGCAAAGTTCCCTGTACCCCCAGAACCACCAACAATGCTTCCTGTAACATTTGTTGTTCCATTTCCTGAATTGTTACAACCAAAATTTGAGGTTGTGGCTGTTCCTCCTGTAATATTTCCAGTAATAGTTAATGTTCCAGTTCCAGAATTTAGGACACAACTAATACTACTATTATTGCTGCCTGTTATATTTCCGACAATAGAAGCAGAATTTGTGCTAGATAATGTGACCAATGTTGCATTTGTTCCAAGAGTCACATTTGATGTCAATGTGACGCCATTTGAAAGAGTAAATCCACCTCCAGCGGCAGCGGTTCCACCACCAACAAATGTTCCTGCGTTTCCTGCATTCGTAACCAATGCCACATCCACATTTGTATCTACGGTGACCGTGAATGTATTTGAATATATGCTATGCCCAGCAGCATTTGGAGGGACTGCCCCGCCTCCCCATGTTGCTCCTGCGCTCCAGTTTCCAGATGCTACGGCGCGATAGTTTGCCATCGCTTAGAGTCCTTTCGCGTCGATGAATGTTTGAAGTGCGGCTTGAATTGAAAGCGCGGTTTGTGTTGTTACTGCGTCCGCCCCCTCAAGCGTTCCGATAGAGAGTCCGTGAGCTTCGGCGTCTGCTGTTATGACTTGGCCGTTGTGTATTCGCGTCGGAACAAGGCGCATTGCGATGCTGGCATCTTCGCCGCCGTTGCCAAGATACTTTGAAGTGACCGCTAGGTTCAGCGTATAGAGATCGTAGGTTTCGCCGTCGATGATGATGGGTTGGCTTGGTTTCATATTTAAGCTAAAAGAATGAGTGCGCTGGTTTCGGTTGGCTTGGGAAATTTCAATTCAAACGTGCTGTTGTAAACGTGCTTTTCGGATCCGATGCTCAAGACGATCAAGGCGGCGTTGCCTTTGCTGGCGTTGTAGATCATCGCGCCGGCTGCCGCGAATGTTGCAGATTTTAGGACAACGTCGTCGAATGTTATAAAGGCATTCTTGCCGATAATCCCCGTGCGATGCCCCTTGAGTGCTACGCCTCCGGCGGTGTAGCCCATGCCTTTAATCTCGCCTTCGGTCGTGTAGGCTTTCGTGGTCGGCCCGATCTTTGCCGACGCGCTGTAGAGCGCGATCCGGTAATCGTCGCCGGGTTGGTGGACTCCGGTGATGAGTGCTTTCTTTGCTTCGAGTGCGATTCCGTGTGTGATCATTTATTTTTTCTCCCATTGCGCCATGCAGACGGCGGTGCGCTGACTCTCGTCTGGATATTCGCTCGTCATTGTTCCGCTCACCATGCAGCGGCCTATGAAGTCGTCTTGCTCTTCGTCTTTGTCTGGAGTCGGCATAACGAGTTCGTGCTTTGTTTCAAATCCGGTAATGCGTCCGAACGTATCGCGAACGGCGAGCGATACTTTCATCCGTTCGGGTTGCGATGCCTGCATTCCTTTGACTTTGTCGGAAGCCCAAATCTGCCCTGCGTCTCCGCCCCACAACGCCCATGCAATGCGGCCTGCGGATGGGAATCCATCTTCTCCAGGTTGAAAACCCTGTCCCTTTTTATCGACTTCGTGACGTGAAAAAAAGGAGTGCATTCTTTTAACGGTATCGTCCGAAAGATTCTTTCCGTTCGAGATGTCTCGAGCGCGGGCAACTCCGACCTCGGTTCCGCCACGCTTGTATTCTCTACGCCATTCCAAGCCACGAGCGGCCTCCTCGACCATGCCCTTGCTTGGCTTGTTCTCGTCGGCCTCGAATGCTGAGAGTTCCTCCGGCTTTTGTTGCGGCTGCGGTTTTGATTCTTGTGACCGCGTTAATTCATCCGCGCTCTCCTCGTCCATTCCAAATACAACGCGCAAGATAACTGCAACTTGTTCGGAAGTTAATCCGCCTGAAGAGAGTTGAGCGAGAATCGTTGAAACTGCAAATGTTCCATTTGCGCCGATGCTTTCGATGAGCGGAGGAATTTTTTCAATCGAGTCGGACGTGCTTGTTGGAACTGAATCCGAAATGCGCGAAGGCTTCACGTCGAACTCTTGACCAAGTTCCTTGATCATGTTCGCTTCTTTGGCCCTTGCTCGAAGTGCTTCTTCGTAGTCCTCGCCCATGTCGGAGTAAATCTGTCCTGCTGTTTTCAAGCCAGCTTTCCAAAGCGCAATGTCGGCATTGGCTTCGCGTCCGTAGTCAATCGAAACCTTGGCAGGCCAGCACCAGCGGCCATCAAGAAGGTATTCGGAATCTGGAATGAGTCCACGCGAAGCGGCGTCGAGAAGGATAACATTTTTGATTCGGTTTAAAAACTGACCTTCAAGCAGTCCACGCCACCGGAGGAACGTTCTCTCGGCCATCGCGGCCTCCATTCTTGCCATTGGCCCAGACTTGTCGGCATCGAACGCGAAGCCATAGGGAAGCCCGACGGCCATGCAAATGTGAGCTTGAACCAAGCGGATGAACTCTCCGAATGCTCCGGTCGGACGATCCGACTTGAACATTTCCATTTTCTCGCCTGCGCTCAAATAGTTGACCGTGCCTGGATCGAGCGACTGCAAGCGTGCGACTTGGCCTTGATCGTTCGAGTTGCCGCGAGCGAAGTAGTCGCCTGCGTCGGCTGCGCCTGATTCGGTGGTGATGACTCCGCTTTGATAGCTTGCGTACTTGATCGCCTGCACCTCGGCTTTTATGGCCTCCTGCAAGTCGCGAGTTGCGTTTAGCGCAGTAGCGAAAGCACTTCGCCCGCGATATTCATCCAACCGTGCGGCGTCGAATAAGTGAATGAACTCTTTTGCAACAATATTAGTAGGAGAAACATACTGGTTATTAATAGTACGCGTGAAAATTGTGTATGAAACGGGTCTTCCATAATCGTCAACATTTATCCCACCAATGTATTTGTCGGTATCAGTTTGATCGTAAGGCGAACCGATGCGGTCAGCCTCTACGCTTTGTAGTTTTAAATCTTCGCGGTCGCGAACGATGATGAATCCGCAGTCGCCATCGCGAAGCATTGCGGTAACGGCGAGTTGCAATAGCGTTGTGAAATTGTGCCTGCCTAGAAAATCACAGTCGTTGCACCATTTATTCCAATATCTTTCGATGGCGGTGTCCGCTTCGCGGTCGCCGGTGCGTGCCTGATAAGCGATGCGTCCCGAAACATACGTTGCAAATTTGAGAAGGAGAGAACGGACAGGCGGAAAGTTGTCTGCAAGATCGCGAGCGGCTCGGATGAGCGAGTACCTTTCGCGAGTTCCGCTTGTGTCTTCGCCACCGCTAACGCCACGGCTGATGCCGCGCTTCTCGGAAGTCAAGGCTGAGTCGAAGCGACCGAAGTTGCGAAGCTTTGCCTGGTTGACCATCCGATCCAGAGCGGCCTTGGGAGAGACGAACGAAATTGCTTTTGTGATGATGTCTTGCGTCATGGTCGTTGCGTCGGGAAGGTCGGTGTGTAACGTGATACCCTACTCCCGCTCGCATTGTCAATAGCGGCTTGCAATTCCTTGATGGTCTGCGCGACCTCGGCAAGATTGGCGCGAGTAAACGAGCGGCCTGCTATGCTGTAGCTTGCGCCTGCAATGGCAATCGCTTTTAAGCAAGCCGTGAAATCGGTCTGTAATTCTTGCAGA